GATTACGTCCAAGCAAGTCTTCCATTTCTTCAAGGTCAAGGTCTCCACGTTTTACAATAATGCTTGGAACTTCAATCTTATTTAAATGTTCCTGTGCTGCCTCAATTTCTGAATTTGCTCTACACAAAACTGTCCAACCTGTCCAGTCCTTTGTCCAAGTCATTTCTTCTGCCGCGTCCCTAAATGTGCATTCTTCATCAAGGAAGCCAGCTTTTGTCTGTACTGCCATTGCCGAAGGAGAAATCTTTGGCATTGAATTAAGGAAGCTGTCAGCAAATCTTAAAATGTTTGAAGGATTACGATAATTTTCTACAAGTTCATACTTTTTAAAATTATCATCGGTTGCCAATTCTCTTATGAATCTGTCCGTAGCTCCTCTGAATGAATAGATAAACTGACGTTCATCACCAACATAGAAACGATTTTCAGCAGGAATACGACAGATAAAAGTATACTGAATAGGGTCAGTATCTTGGAACTCGTCTACAAACAAGTGGTCAACTTTTGGATAAAGTCCCCAACTTACCTTTACAGCCTTTTCAATAATTCTATCGAAACGTTCTGCCGCAATATCATCAGATGTTGATATACCTGCAAGTCCACATATCTTATTGGCATAAGAGTGAATAGTTCCAATGAACATACCATCGGCTTTATCGCCCAAACGTTTTCTCATTTCTTCTGCCGCCTGATTAGTAAATGTAAAGGCTACTATTTTCTTAGGGTCTTCCCCATCATTTAAAAGCCTTTCTATTCTACCTACAAGTGTTCTTGTTTTACCTGCGGCGGCACACGCAAGACATAAAATATTCTTATCGGTAGCATTTATTATTCTCTTTTGTCTAATGTTAAATTCCATTATAGTTCCTCCTTTTCGTTTGAACTATATATAGTATATCATAAATTTTTAAAAAAGTCAAGAAATCGAAAGGGGTGAATAATCACCCCTTCCCTTTATATTTCATTTTCCCAAACAACTTCGCCATTGATAACAAGTTGAATAGTTTTCTTTTCAACGACAGGAATTTCCACTTGAACTGGTGTTCTTGAAGGAAACACTGTGCCTCTCTGGAATGTTGAAATAGAATCATTGCCATTCTGCTCACTACCAAACCAGTGGCTATTTACGTAGTTGTATTTGTCTCTGATATCAACATGACAAGCTGTGTCATCAATTGTGCCGATACCTGAGAAGCCTACTCTTTCTGCCGCCTCAGCAATGTCTAAACTTGAATACCAACTGCCGTCTGGTTTCTTAACCTTAATATCGGCTGCGATATTGCAAGTATGAGCGTCATTTCTGTATCCGCCTACTGCCGCGCTATGGTCTGGGCATCTGTATCCTGATGTAATGATTATTGCTTTTGCTCCCATAAGGTCACGAAGCTTTTCAAGTCTTTCAACTAATCTGCCATCAGGATTTGCTTGTCTGCAACATGGGCAGACAAATTCGGATAAGTCAAAGTGTTCACTAAGTCTTGTTCCCATAAATCATTCCTCCTTAGAATTTCCAGTATTGTCTTGAAACAGGTCTTGCGCCATTGAAGATGTTAAAAGTCTTTCCTTCCATATTTACAGAAGGATTGAAGAAATCAACTGGTGATTTTGCGAAACCTGTATTGATATCACTTACTGCAAGATTTTCTCTAAGAGTGATATCACCTTCTCTTGCTGTCGCAATATAACCAACATCTTCTACTGATTGACTATAACCTGTGTTATCTATTTTTACCTTTGCAGTTCCAACCTAAACGTCAGGGTCAAATGTTTCTTTACCCCATGCTTCTGCTTTTCTGTTATCATAGTAATTAACCGTACCATTAAACTCGGTAGCAAATTGAACATCATAGTAAATCTTACCATCGTCTTCTGGGTCTCCTTCATTTACTATAATACAATCACACTTTTCATCGGTGTTAGATACAAGCTGGAACTGTCTCCAACCAAAGCCTTCATTAAGCCTGTAATATACTTCTCTTGTAGACATTCCATAGACTTCAAAGAAAGTATCAAGACGAAGTATTGTATTACATGACACTATCTTGCCGCCGTAAGATATTGCGGCGAAATCTTGTGGATTATCAATTGCTACAAAATCATCAAACTCAATTTCATATTTATCACAAAGCTCTTGAAGTTCTTCGGCGGTCATTTGGATTGAACCAAACTTACCTACATAGTGAAGAGCTTCACTAAGCTTAGCTGTTTTTGTGCCCGCATCCCATTGAGCTTCCTATGTAAACTCTACGCCTGCTATGAGTTTCTTATCTTGTGCGTCGTATTCAAAAATACGTCTCTTTATTTCATCGTACTGGTCGTAAGTAGGTTCATGACTAAGTGCCATTTCTGCCATTACTCTGTCGGTAATTGAAACAAGATAGTCATTACATTGTTGGTCAGTAAGTTTAATTGGTTCAGTTGCAGGTGGTTGAGTTTGTTGCAACATACTGAAACATATAATAATTCTTGTGATGCCTTCATAAACAAATGTTGACCAAGCACCAAGAACTGTCTCTGGGTCTTGACCTGGCTCCTCAAGAATCTATCTATTATCCATGTCAATATTACCGTATACAGCAGGAGATTCCCAGCCAGTAATTACGCCATCTTTAACATATTCTTGACAAGCGGCAATTTCGTTTTGATAATAACAAAGAGCGTCATAATCATCTTCAATATAAATTAATGGAGAAGGTGGTGGAAGCTATGATACATATCCACTATCTTCTGGATAATAGTCTTCTGGATAGTATTCTGATGTATCAAGTATGCCAATATCATCATAAGCAGTTTTATATGAATTATCAGTAGGTTTCTTTTCAAGAGTGTTAGCACTTGGAATGTAGTGATACAAATGGCACAAGCCACCAATGTCCCAATAAATAAGATTATTTTCGTTCTACCATGGAGTTAAACCAATTGCAGTCATTACATAACATGGTGAATCAAGATGATTTGTTTTCTGTAAATAATTCTTTACAGCAATAAGTCCTTTTGTTTTTAAATACTTTTCATTAATATATCTTGTACTTACTGGGAATATATCATCATCAAAGCAAGACTTACGTTCTAAACCTGCATTTCCTTCTCCAACCTTATCTCTTTCAGGAACATAACTTTCCCATGGATTTTCCCAAAAACAATTGGTTTGACCATTGTTAGGAAGATTTGGTGCAACAAAAGGAAGTGTTGTGGTTATATTTCCTCTCATAAGAGTATGGTTGTGGTCTGACATACAAGCAGTTTCAGCATTTGCTATAAGCTATGCGCTGTCGGCAGGATTGCTTGAATTAGGCATATAGCTACCAATTTTAATTACATAAGCCTCTCTGGTAAATATGTCTTCATCTTCAACAATTCTTGCTGTCTTACCTTTCCAACTTGGAATTTCACCAAGATAGTAGCCGGGCTTATTGGTTTCAAAACGCTTATAGTGAAGAAAGTCATCCTCTTGTGGCGGAGCACTATTTGTTGGAGTGTAGTGAACGAAAGATTCCAAGCCTTCATTAATATAATTATATACGCCAATCTCACGAGAAACGCCATTAACCACATCGTTTGAAGCATCATATACTCTTATCTTTAATGAATTAACTTTTATCTGTGTCAGTGTGAGTTCTACTGATACCTCAGGAATGGTTCTCAATGCGGCATAAAGCATTAAACGTCCATCACTATTTGTCATACTGAGTTCTGAGAATGGATATTTATAAAGAAGTCTGCCATTTGAGTCTTGCTTTGAAGCATAAATGTTTGGACTAAATCTGTTATTAATTTCATATTTTGGAGAAATAACAAATTCATAAGTCTTATCATCTGCCTGTTCCTTTAAACGTAAAGCATCCCAACCTTTATTATTTCTAAAATATGTGAAAATATAAGGATACCATTCAGCAGCATAATGATTGTGCTTATAATTATCAAGTCTAATGAAAGGTATTACACAAAGATTTGTGTCATAAAGTTCTGCTAAATAACTGATTCTATTTTTGATGTCAGTAAGAAAATTAATTTCATTATTAATAGTAATCTTCAATCCATCATCAGTATCCTCATAAGTATAATATTCAGATTCATCAATCATATCAAAGCGTCTACTGTGGTCATTTTTTCTTGGTGGTAATGGAAGAACAATAGTCTTAATGTCTTTATTTTGTTCCTAAGACCTCATTGCTATACCAAGCCATAAATAAAGAATGTTTTCCCATATCTCACTGACCTCTCTTGTTAAACCTTCAAGTGTGGCTGGGATAGGACAATCATCACCAAAGAGATAATTGCTTATTGCGGCTATGGTTTGACTGATAACCCAAAAGTTTCTATCAAGGTCTTCTATCTCCACACGTCTACCATACTGCGGCATGAGAAGTCTTAGCCATTGACATATTGGATTATCTTTATCAACTTCGCGTGTGAATTGAAGTTTATTGTCTCTTTCAATTGTTTCAGTTAACTGGTCATGTCCCCTTTCTTCTTCATAACTTTCTCCTGCCGCATTCCACCAAGGGATAACATACTGACCAGGATAGTTAATTTCATCATACTCAGGGAAATTTGCTCCTGCGTTTGCATCTTTTAAGGTTTGAATTGTAATATCTTTATCTCCTGCGATTGGGAGAATGGTTGAAATATTATTAAAATCAAACTTCTCAGAGAAAAACTCAACAAGCTTTTGAACAGATTCATTCCAGAAACTATCTTTTGTGCCACAAAGAACTTTAATATTTTCATACAGATAGCTGATTAATTCATCGTTTGGCGGCAAATGAGTGTCGCTCAAATCAGCATTGTCAGTAATGAATTTAAATAAGCCCTTGTCTTTTTCTAATAATGAAATTGGGCTTGCCTGCTCTTTAAGAAGAGCAAGCAAGTTTTTCCAAAATGTTTTTTGAGCTTGTGGGGTAAGACCAATGTCTTTTATAAGGACTTGAATATTAGTAGTAGTTTTTAAAAATTCAATCCAGTCATTTGTATTCATTTTCTCACCTCATTAAGTAGGAATATCCCAAGGTTGGGTTGTTCCAATATCTTGCCATACAATGGCATAACTGTTAAAGTAATCATCATCATCGGATGGGGTGTAATATCCGCCGCCATCCGCTATAAGTAAACGATTCTTTGATTTATATTTTTCATAGTTGACATTGTTGCGATTGTTTGAAATTACAACATAGTCTTGACGTAAAGTATCAACGTTTCCATTTGCCGTTTCTTCATCTCTCATGTACTGAGATGTGTAATGAGCATCAGCATCTCTACCATAAACTCTACGTGAGTAAAGTCCATTTGGTCCAAAGACATATACTGCTACATCCATAATAAGTTCAGTAAATATAAATACTCTACCTTGGAATGTATTGCCATCAGGGTCACTAAGTCCATAGCTATTATATGAAGTTGGAACTTTAGACAATCTATCGAATAGAGTATTTAAACGAGTTATCCATTCACCTGACTTAGTAGGGTCATTATAAATCTTACACTGGTGAATATACCAATCATCCCACTCTCCATGAAGAATAGCTTGGTCATAGAACCAATCTGTGTCATAGTCTTGTCCTTCTTCATTCTTTATATTATTTGTTGTAAAGAATGTTGAAATTTCTGTGGCTATGTTGCCAACAGTTCTATCTGCGGAAGGTAACGTATCATATGCGTTTTTCGCTACTGTTCGAGCAATCTACATATTAAAATTATCATCACCTATGGAAGAAACTGTTCTACAATATTTTTCAGTATTGTTAAAGGAAGTAATTGCGCCACCAGATTCATTATAAGGTTTAATCCAGTAACTTGTGGCATAAGCGACTTTTGTAATTAGCCAATTATCATTAGTTAAAGTTTTTTGTCCATTTTGAATAGACACAAGCCACTGATTACCGTCGCCAGCCTAATGTGAAACACTTTTTCTTATATCATCAACAAGTGTAGTTGGTAAATCGGCTGCTGGAATTAATATTGATGGGTCTGATATGTTCTAACGCAAGCCTCCAGTTTTTGGCACCCATTTAATAAGTGTAGCAAGTACTGGACCGCCACTTAAGATTGAAGTATGGTTGTCATAGAAAGATGTAACTCTTCCCGTTTTAAGAGGAAGTGAAATTTTTGCTCCTGTTGATGCTTTATTAACTGATGTACCTTCAACGTAAGGCATTACGAAGCCATCTGTTGCTTCGCCTCCATAAGGAAAGTAGCTTTTTGTTAGGGCATCTACATTGTTTTTAGTTACATAGTCTGTGTCTCTTGTACCCTCAATGAAGAGAATAGTTGTGTTAAGGTTTTTACTCTCGCTCATAGTATAGTAGCTGTTATTAGCCGTCTTCCAATCATCAATATCGTCATAGACTAATGATGTATCAACAAGGTTCTTTGTTGCTCCATCTCTTGTCTCATTTATTTCTACGCCACTTTCAATATGATGGAAGTAAGAATCTTCAAAAGTGTCTTCTTTTTCTTGTGTCCAAAAGACTTGACTTCCGAACATATTATAGTCATAGAAATTTGTTAAAATGGATTCAAGAACTTCACTGTCCTCTGCTCTCATTTGAGCATAATCGGCATCTCTATAATGGTCAACTATATCCTAACAAGCATCCTCTGTTGGTTTTAATGTTGCCGTTGGAAGAATGTAAATGTCATAGAAGATTCTATCTACATCTTTACAAGTACTAAGAAGCTCTCCTTGATAGAAGCCTTTCTTAATCTTCATAGAGCCGGGTTCAAGTGGAAGAAGTATTGCATTATTTAAAGCACATTCATCAACTACCATAGAGTCTTGATTATAATATCCTCTATATGCGAAGAGTGGAATCTCTTCTGTTGGATTTGCTATAATTCTTCTTGCAATATCATAGAGTTTAATATCAACGATTATAGTGTTTATAACATCCGTGATATTTGCTGAGAAATTAATATAGTCTCTTACAATACCATAATAACGCATTTCCTCGTCTGGCTAAATATCATCAGTATTTGAAAGTGGAATTACATAATTATATGTATCTTCACCCTCATGAATACCATATATTGAATCAGCGAAATCAATGAGTTTAAAGTAGAATCCTGTTGAAGCAAAATAAGGATTTGGACTTGATGAATAGAATGGGATGAAACCCCATTGTGGTGTTGCCAAATTCCTATTGTAAATGAATATACCAGGATACCACATTTCACTGTAATAGTTCTGTTCATAGTTGTTAAGTCTCACACAAGGTAGAACAGCAAGGTTATATTCTGGATAAGCCTGAACCATATAAGAAAGGTTAGTAATAATCTGTGAGGTAATTGCTGCTACGTTAGCTTTGTCAAAATTATCAAAACATACATAAGGAACTAAATTATCTAATGACATGAGTACAACTTCTGAATGTGTTTTGTCATAGTATTTCTTCTGAGAAAGAAGAGCAAGAGCAGTCCAAAGGAAAATCATGTTTTCCCAAAGCTGTCCTATTTCTTTTATCAAGCCTTTAAGCATCTTCATGAGAGGTCCATTCTCGTCAAATAAGTAAGCACTTATTCCTGTAAGAACTTGACCGATAACCCAAAAGTTTCTGTTTAAATCTTCAACTTCTACTCTTCTCTTATATTGCGGCATAAGAAGTCTTATCCACTTACTGCGATAGGTAGAATCTTTTATCTAAGTAAAGCCAAGCTTATTTGGGTCAGTCATAACACTGACTTTCATATCCTCTCCACGAACTCTGCGGTAAGTGTCTCCATCAACATTATACCAAGGGATGACCCAAGGTTTCTTACAAATTTTGAATTTTTTCTTTGTGCCAGTAATTGTAGCTGACACCATTGTTGAAGGAAGTGTATACTCGCTTACTAAACCGCTATAACGATAGCCGCCGTTTGTAGTAAGAGTAAATAATTTGTTTATATCGTTTGGAGATATTTCATCTCCGTTTTCTATGGCGGCTATTATTTTCTCTGCATCTTCTAAGAAAAGAACATTTGTAAGTTCAACTCTTTGTGTATCAAAGGTAATAATTGCTGACTCATAGAAATAGCCATACCAATAAAGTTCTGTCATTGGTTCAAATGAGTTACCTGCATCAGCATTTATAATATCAATAACTCTAAGTTCAGCAAGTTTTGTTTCGCCGCCGTCCGGTGCTATTCCGCCACGAAGATGTTCTGTATCAATCTTGCCATCATCATCAATTAACTCAATGAGCAAGCCTGAGTTTTCATAGACTGTAAGACCTGCTGGGTCAATGTGCTAATATAAAAGCTACATAAGACGAGACATAGAGTCATTCCAATAGTGGTTTGTCCAGTTCTTTTCATCAATGTCAAAACGCTTATAATTATTGTTGTTAACATAAGCCTCTTGAAGAGCATGATAAAGAGAGCTGTATAAACCGTCAGATGAATGATTAAAGAATGTATCTTCTCCATAAGTTTGGTCAGCAAGCATAGCCCAGTCAATGCTGTTAAAGATTTGCTTAATAACATCACTGGTTGAAGCATCAGTTTCATCTGCGCTTGTTATAATTTCATAGTCTTGTGAACCAGTATTGTGCAATCCAAGGAGCAGCTTACGGAAAAGCTGCTCTCTAAGCTATGGATTGTTAGCAAGTTCATTTATTGCCAATGAGAGGAACTCGTTTTTATTTATAGTATCACCCATTCATCATTCCTCCTAATACTCAACTGTGTATCTGAAAGTTTTATTTAAAGAATCGAAGTTAATAACTTCTGTGCCGCCTGAAACAATCCAATCGGTATCTTCAAATCCTTCAAGAGAAACAGTATAGTTTGCTATTCGTCCTGTTGGACCATAGGCTAATACTTGTAAATTTTCTGTTTGAACAGTATCAAGCTATGGTTCAGTGAAGGTAGCTGTGTAATGATATTCAACTTCAAAACCAAGGTCATCCTTGCCGACTAATGTAGCAGTAGCAACCAATGGTTCTACTGAATCGCCAGGTACATTTACCCAAGTGAGTTCAACACGAGTAGTGAAATTGGTTTCATTGATATGATACCAAGAAGCCATTTCTCCACGATACCATCCTTTTACAGCTTTTTGCTTTCTATCTTGAATTGAGTTGGCAGTATCAGTTTTTGTTGCGCTATCGCATAAGAAGAACTGTTTATCGTTATCTGCGGTAAGAACAAAAGTTCCGCTTAGTAGTTCGCCGCCGTTCGTTGCGAGTTTCTTAACAGCATCTTCGCATACAAAATTGATAGCTATATTCTCGACTTCATTACCAACAAAATAATCAGACTGTCCATTTGATGTTAGATTACTAAACACTGTGCGGATGGCGGCGGCATAGCTACCATCAACAACGTCATTATTATTGCTTTGATAGTTTTCAGAGAAGTAATAAATTGGACTTTTATCACATATACCTGTTAATGTATAGTTTGTATATGTGAGGTCTGATATTGAATAGCCATTCTCATCGATATGCGTGTAGAGAGGATGTGGGTCTGCAATAGAACCTCTAATGAATGGGAAGAATTTAACTTCCGCATCAGCTACATCTTCTATTGTAGTAACATTGTTATCGGCAATGTCACTTATACCGCCACGATATCTTTTATTATAAACTATCATGCCAGGATAGTATTCTTCGTTATAATAGTTGTGTGAATAAGAACCGTTTCTTATTACTGGAATAATGAAAAGACTTGATTGATTGTAGATGTTTTTCAAGTAGCTAAGATTATCCCAGCAAGCTTCCAATTGTGCAATCATGCTATCATAAGTAGTTTCAACTGGCTCCGCTGTTTTTCTGAAGCCGTCATATTTTACATATGGTTTTATTTTCTCTACACTTAATGGAATAACAATTGGCTGTATATCCATATAAACAGTATATTGAGAAAGTAAAGCAAATGCTGCCCAAAGATAAAGTAAGTTCTCCCAAAGCTGAGCTACTTCATCAAGTAACTGTCCTAATAATTTTCTGATTGGATTTTCAGGGTCAATTAAGTATGACAGAATTGCCGCAAGAATTTGACCTATAACCCAAAAGTTTCTATTCAAATCCTCAATCTCAACTGTTCTTTCATACTCTGGCATAAGAAGACGAAGATATTTGTTGAATAAATGAGTGAATTGAAGATTCTCTTTGTTGTTGAGTATTCTTACAATCTTATCATTGTTGCGAACTTCACTGTAATTATGTTCAGTAATATTCTTCCATGGAACTACCCATTCACCATTGTTAAAACTATTACCTGCATTGGCATTTAATATATCGCCGATAGTAAATTCAGTTGAGTCAATTTTGTTTGTAGTGTTAATACAGTTGTAATATGACTAGATAAGTTGATTAAAACTTTCATTCCAGTGAACCTAACGTTCGTCTGGGTTAAGCACAAATAAACTATCTAAGAATGTATCAACAAGGTCTGCATTATTGTTAATAAATTCAACTACACTTTGAACAGCTTGTGTTGGGTCACCATCACTTAAAAAGTCCAAATCTCTTACGCCGTAATGACCAAGTTTATTGGTATTATTTTCATCTTGAAGGAATTTAGTCAATCCGTCCCAAAGAACATCTTGGTGGTCTGCGAACGCTTTAAGAGAAGCTCCACTAAAATTATCAATGGTAGTGCCTTCATCACCATCAATCAACTCTTTAATTACTTCATTTATTTCATTGTAATCTGTTGCCATAGTCTCACCTCCCATATAAAATCGCCGCCATCCGCTTTATGAATGGCGGCATAATGATTATACCTTTACAATTCTGATTTGGATTTTGTCAATAACAAAGCCTTTGAGACCAGCATAATCTTCAAGTCCCCTTACCCAAGGAAGATAGCCCTTATTAACAACAGAAACTCTGTATTCAACCTGATAGCCAGGAGCATCAATAAGTTCCATTTGAATTTCATCAATCCAATAGTTTGTTGTTCCTGCGATACCTGTTTCCCAGTCATTGCGGTCACTCTTATCTATCCAATTAAACCACTTATTTAAGCCGCCTGCATGAACTCTATATTTAATAGTTCCTTGTGTAGCCTTAACTGTAAGTCCTGTAATTGAATTACGAGCTATACCAGCATAACCCATGTCGTCAGTTTCGTTGAAATTCTTTATTTCACTAAGCCAACGTCCATTTGAGTAGACGCTGTAATAAACATCCATTGTTTTTTCAGCCTTTTTCTTCTCTTCTTTCTTAGGTTCAGGCTTCTTCTCTTCAACCTTTTCTTCCTTTACTGGCTCTTCCTTCTTTTCAAGATAGTCTACATAGCACCAGTCTTCATCAACATCTCCACTGATACCTGCAATATTGCCCTTCCAAGAATACTGCCAAATTTCCTTATGACCTGGATAGTCAGTTTCGCTAAGTGGGGCGCCGCCGTTACCAACGTGAGCAACCCATACATCATACATATTCTTTACTTCATCAGTAAAACTGTTTTTAAGTCCTGAGTATGAAGAATAGATACCAACCTTATATCCTGCCTCTTTCAGTGCTTCACAGAAAACCTTAGCAATAGCAGAAACATTTTCCTTACCAGTAGAAAGAACAGAAGGCTCTTCAATATCATACCATACTGGATAGTCAAAAGTTTTACCTTTTAAAATCTTGATACAAGCAGTAGCTTCTTTCTTTGCATCATCTGGTGTCTTAGCATAATTATACCAATATGCTCCCATAGGAACACCATTTGCCTTACAGCCGTTGTAGTTTGCGTCAAATTTCTGGTCTTTCTGTGATGTCTCACGTCCATAGCCAGCACGAAGAATAGCAAAATCAATTTCTTTCTTAGTCTGAGACCAGTTAATATTGCCATTCCAGACGCTTACATCAATACCCTTAAGCTTCACCATAGTCTCTCACCGCCAAATCTTCAAGAATGTCTTTGTTATCTTCTATGATAGTGTTAACTTCATCCTCTGATATTTTAAATACTTTCGCAATCTTATCAGAAGGATGGCCGTAATAATGAGCCTTTAAAAGCTCTTTCGTAGTTTCTTTAGTCATTTTAATTCCTCCTAAAAAAAATAGAGAGAAAAACTTGTTTCCTCTCTATTTATGTAAAATTATTGTCGTTAGTCTCTAACGTTTTATTTGTTGAACTTGGTATTATATTCTCTTACCACTTGTTCTGCCGCCTTACCATAGATGCAAAATCCTTTATCCTCTTTTGCCTTATCCTCATTGTACAACTTGGTCGGCCAATCCCACCAGAACACGCCGGCGAAATAAGGCGAAGGAAGGAATACATCATAACAAGACTTATAGAAATCAGCCTGTTCCTGCTCATTGAAAGGTAAATCTTCGGTAAAGTCCCAAGGATGAGTTGAAGCCTGTTCAACTGAGCGACAGCCAATCTCCATGAAGATATATTGTTTATCGTTCTTCTTTGCTAACTCGTCCAGACGGCGGCGAACAGTCATCCAGTTCTTACACATTTCATCATAAGAACGAGTCTCTCCACCGACAGGATAGTAAGCAGAAGTTCCAATGAAATCAAGTTCATTAAACCACTCCTAATCTTCTTCATGGTCATGGTTTGTATTGTAAACTATTTTACCTTTATAAACCTTACGAACTTCTTCAATTAAGTAAAGCCAATCCCATTTACGATGTTCTGTTCCAAGCATCTCACAGCCGATACAGAGCATTTCACAACCAAGTTCCTGAGCGAGTTCAGCATAATGAAGAAGGAAGTTCTTATAACTTATAAACCAAGCTTTCCAATAAACATCCATGTCTTCCATGTTAAGGTCTGGGAATCCAATGTGCGCTCTCCACATATGGTCTTTACTTTCAACGATTGGTTTAAGACAAACCTTCTTACCTTTTGCATGAGCAAAATTAATAACTCCTTCTATGTCTCGGTCAGTTGGAGTTGCAAGATGGTCTGCATAAATGTTGGTTGAGTGGTAAGTATCTTGCCAGTTTACTACTGGAAGACAAATCCAATTAATGTTAAGGTTACAAAGTCTTTGCTGAGAGTAGAGAGCATCGAATACACGATACTCCCTACGGTTAGCCATATAGCCATAATTGTAACCTAAAATTCTTTCACCAGGAGCCATACAAGGAATGTCAACAGCAGCCTTCTCGAAGAAAGGTGTGCCATCAGTATAGCCGACTGGCTTTTTACTCAAGGATGAAGCGGGATAGAAGTTGCCGCCGTCAGAGCCTCCATAGAAATTACTCATATTCATTCCTCCTTTATTCAGATGGATAAATTTCTAATTGAGGCATATTTTCATTTGGATATTCATCTGCTATATTTATATCATTAGCGAGCTCTATATATACACCGCTTGTTTTAGCCTTTTCAACAAGCTCCCCATATGTAGTTACTACATATGGGTCAGCCTGTGTGCCTGTTCCTGTTACTGCCATTAAGCATTACCTCCTTCATCAAATACCAATTAATGCCTTAAGTGAACGAAGTTCATCGAGAGTAAATGAAACTTCTCCTTCTGTCTGAGTGCCACTGAATGTAAAGGTTGTTACACCATACTTTGTTTCACCCTTGACTTTTACGCCGCCGTAAAGACGAAGTTCAGAGCCGTCAGTAATTTCAACAACTGGATTGTCTGGATAACTATCAACGTGTGGTTTCCAACCTGCTTCACAAATTGAGAAAGTAATTGTGTAGCCGCCTGTTGCTGTGGCAATTGAAATAATGTCCCAAAGGGTATATCCTTCTTGAGTAAGATATGTTTCAAATGCGGTATAATCTGTCGCGTTTGCTTTAAAATCTGCAATCGCTTGTGCCTGATTTAATACATCATAAGTTTCTGATGAAGTAAGTGGGTATGTCTTAGTGTGGTCATTATCTGCTTCCCACTTCTCTCTCATTAAGAAGTTAACTGGACCGTATGCTTGTATAATAGGACCTTGCTCCCAATCATTAGCCCCAATTCTATTTGCTGTTTGAATAGGAGCGTGCCAATCTTGTGATAGATGTGAAGCACAATATGTGGAACTAACATTACCTGCAACTTCATAAGTATATCCAGAATCGGTATAAGTAGTAGTTGTTGTTAAAGTATTATCTGGAGTAAAATTAGTATAATCATATGTTCCCTATTTTACGTAACCCTTATCTGGCCACAAATAATCTCTTATTGCTAATTTAACAGGATTGTTATAATCCAATGAGCCATAAGTTGTATTTGGATAATTATAATTTTTTTCATCTTCTGAAATATATTCTCTATACAAATACATTGTTGTTTCCAATCCAACATTGCTAATGTCAACTTTTGCTTCACCGCTAATATAATCTCTTTCACAAGAGAAATAAGTAGAATCTGTTGTTATAAGCTACGCTTCATCACCAAAACAAGCAGTAATATAAGCTTTAAAATTGGCATCGTTTAAAATATCAGATAAGGTTGAATAGGTTTTTCCTGTAAAAGGAATGTGGCATTTTATTCTTCCATCTTGTCTGGTTTTTATATTTACTTTTAATTTTTCTGCTTTCTGAGCATATTCTACACGAGTAGAAGGATTTCCTCCTCCAGGGAACTCATAATCTATTACAGTACCAACACTATTCAAGTTATTAGTTACAATATTAAGATTAACCTATGAAACAAGGAGACTTTTATCAATCTAAGAGTCTAAAAATGCTTTCTATTCATCTGTTGCATTTCTATAATAATAAGAATAACTAGGGAAAGTAGCAGATTGTCCTTTAGACTTATATTCTATGCAAGATTGCGATGTAGTTCTCTCTTTGGCGTAATATTCTGTTGCTTTTGTAATAGTATATGTGTATAAACCAGTATTAATATCATATTCTTTTTCAAATGTTGTATCAAGTTTAACCTAAGGATTATAATGTCCCACACTACTTATTATATTTTTAAAAGCAGTACTTGAAAATACTTGATTTGCGTTATCAAAATTCTCGGTAGTTACATAGACATAGTCCTATCTTGCTATACAGCTTTTAGTTGTATAAGTATACTTAGTATATTTTATTGGTTGACATGAAGTATATTGATAATCATTATTGTTTGCAAGAAAATCGTACCAGTTATTTGTATTTTCACTTTTATAAATTGCTCTGGTTAATTCATTTCTCTATGTAGTAAGTAATTCATTATAAGAACTTGCATTATTATTTAATGCACTATTCTCAGAGCAAATTTTAAAAGTTCCAGAGGTAAACCAGCGCTGCTCAGATTTTGGAATCTATGGCTCCGCAAATTCATTATTTGTATATTCTTTTAGTTGTGGATTGCTTGACCTAAAAATCTAAGTTCCACTCCATGATTCAAAATGAGTATTACCATCTACCTAAATAAAGTGGTCACATCCGGCAAAAATACCTTGAATTTTTTCCCACTAAAAAACGGCATTTGTTTTCGCGCCTGCATATTCTACACCAAAAGATGTTTTAGGTTTAAAATTAAGTGTTGTTGCACCATGAACATCAACTGTTTCATGGAAATAGGAACTTGCCGCAACATTAAATAATTTTGAATACTCTCCAACAATTTCTTGTTGTGTAAAACGTCTAGCATCAGAATTAACCTTATCATATTCAAGACTAAAACCATTTACTGTTGTTTCCTTAAAATCAAAACCTTGTCCGCCAATTGAAGTGTGCTGACATTTTATTCCGCCGCCATCCACACGCTCTTCATATTCACACTAACCTTTTAATGAAAATTTGGGCTGTGATTCGTGTGTGCCAACATATTCGTTTCGGATAACGTCCAAGCTTGTTCCAGGAACAAAACAACCACTATAAAGAGAATTAATTTTGACTCCATCATTAAACTCTGGAGTATTTTTCTCTGACAGTCCATAACTGGGAACACTCATTACTCTATTAGGCCATGAAAAATTCGATAAATCTTCTTTGTTACAAGAACCGAGGTATATTTGGTCACCACGTACACCAGCCACAGCAATGATATCAGTAAACTAATCATCCGCTCCCATACTAATCAAAGAGTTGGGGCCTACTTCAATAAGCGTTGATTTATCTGCATCGCTGACACCAGGAGCATGATATGTGTCAGTCCATTCGCCGCCAGAAATATGAATATTTGCATTACCCTAAATTACAGAAGTCGCGCCATTTTTCATTTGGAATAAAGATTTCTCAACCATTGAAAAAGTAGCAGCATCATGCATCTAAAATACTGGAGCATCAATATAATAATATTTATCATTTTTCTGATAATAAAAAGGATTCACACCAAGTAAAGATGCGCTTCCTCTCACTCCGCTTCTTACGTTGGCTCCATAACTGGTAACAGAAAAATCATAATAATCATCAGAATTATTATATTGCATATCAAAAAAGGCATCTCCAAGCATTTGGAAGACAGGAGTTTGAGTGTCATTATTTTTACTCATTTTAAACTATGCCGCATTTTCAATTTTAAAAGTAGGGTTGAAAATTTCAACATCATTAAATGATGCCATTTCCATTACCCCTTCTTCCCAAGGTTCAATTGGTTTATTACCAATTTCAACTACAGCATTATTTGTTATAATAAAGTCAGTACCACCACCTTCTCCATCAGTGCCTTTAAGTCTGAAACCATTTACTCCGTTGGCTCCGCTTGAAGAAAAGAGAGCACATGATTCGCCGCCATAAGTCGTTCCCGTACTAAGAAATACTTCTGCGGCATTACCTTCTGCCCAATCATTACCATCACCGACAATAATTTCATTTTCTGCGGCGTTGATTGGAGGAACTTGACTACCGCCTTCTCCAAGACCAAAATGACCTTTTTCGCCGCCTGTGCCTGGGAAGAATTTTACTACATCATAGTGTTCTTCAGCAGTATTTTGTTCAACAATATCACTTAAATCTGAAAGAACAATATCTATATTTTCAGCAGTAGCAGACTCTCCTTCTATTTGCCAGTAGTATCCATTTTCTGCCATTATTCGTCTCCCTCCTATATATCTATAAATTTGCTGTCATAACTACAAATAAATTTGTTATCATGACTCATTAAGTTTGGGGCTTTCACCCTTATTTCTTTACTTGCCTAAGCCCTGATAGGGACGGTGATTTCTCCGACCTAAACATTTACTTCAACATCAACAGTGATTAAATCTTTGTCAATGCAATCATAAGTAAGTTTAGCGTCGGAGATAATCTCTGTAATTTCTTTATCAGCGCTTGGCGAAAAATTGTTCCATCCCATATTTTTCACCTTTATTATATCATATTTAGATTAAAAAGTCAAGCAATTAATCTTCTGCATTTGGGTCCCAATCATAGTGAATTGTTACATGAACATTTAAATCATCTTCCTTTCATTTAATATCCCACGTATGTGTATGTGGATGGATTTGGATAATTGGTTGCTGTTTTATATGCATTAAGAGATCCTGATGGTACATATATGGTGCACGATGTTGGTACTCCTGTCCATGCACTACTACTTGAAACCGTTGGTGGAGTTGTTGGTGCAAACTTGATTGACTCCATGTGTGAACAACCGTTGAAAGCATAATCACCAATACTTGTAACTGAATTTCCTATTGTAATAGATGATAATGAATAACAACGCGAGAAAGCATAATTACCAATACTTGTAACTCCATCAGGTATTGTTATTGATGATAATGAATAACAACCGTTGAAAGCTTTAGCACCAATACTTGTAACTGAATTTCCTATTGTAATAGATGATAATGAATAACAAAACGAGAAAGCACTATTACCAATACTAGTAACTCCATCAGGTATTGTTATTGATGATAATGAATAACAATACTCGAAAGCATTACCACCAATACTTGTAACTGTATTAGGTATTGTTACAGATGATAATACCTAACAACCACTGAAAGCATAATTACCAATACTTGTAACTCCATTAGGAATAGTAATAGATGGTAATGAATAACATTGATAGAAAGCACCACCACTAATAGTAGTAACTCCATCAGGTATTGTTATTGATGATAATGAAGAACAACCGTAGAAAGCATAAGTACCAATACTTGTAACTCTATCAGGTATTGTTATTGATGATAATGAAGAACAACTACTGAAAGCATAAGTACCAATACTTGTAACTCTATCAGGTATTGTTATTGATGATAATGAATAACAATACGAGAAAGAAAAAGGACCAATACTTGTAACTGTATTAGGTATTGTAATAGATGATAATGAAGAACAACGCGAGAAAGTATAATTACCAATACTTGTAATTCCATTAGGAATAATAATAGATTGTAATGAATAACATTGATAGAAAGCATAAGTACCAATAGTAGTAACTGAATCAGGTATTGTAATAGATTGTAATGAATAACAACCGTTGAAAGCATAAGTACCACCAATACTTGTAACTGTATTAGGTATTGTTATTGATGATAATGAATAACAATACTGGAAAGAAAAAGGACCAATAGTAGTAACTCCTGTACCAATTTCAATTTTTTGAATAGAATTACTATAGGCTATATCAGGTGAATTTGCATTATTATTTCCATTCCATAATATTGTTGACACTGCCATGGAAGAAGATTGTAATATGAAACTGCCAGTTGTTACTGTTATAGCAATTACATAATCTCCATCAGTTGCATAATTATGTCTTTCACTTTTGTAATCAGCATTTGTAGTAGTAAATGTACTATGAGCTCCGTCGCCCCAGTCAATATCAAGTTCACTGTTAGCATTAAGATATAATTGTAAAATAGGAGAGATTCTACCTTCAGTGAGAGTAATATAGATTCGAGTCTTTCCATCGGAAGTTATATACTGCTGTCCAATATTTAATGACTCGTATTCAGCTACATATGTTTTAGCAGCTGACAGGTCCCAGTTCCATCCTTGTGAGATTAATCCATCATGAGTAGGATTATCAGGCATACTTTCAAGACTTCTAAACTGAGCACTTGACATACTTTTTACAATAGTACCATCGTAATCATAGAAATTAACAGTTCCTTTTGCTACAATAGGTTCTGGGTCAACACCAGTTGGTATAGTGCTAATATCAGTCGGAAACTCTTCTAAACCGTCACCACTTCCAACCATACCACCTTTAGCAGTAATAGCATTAGCAATTGCAGTTTTAGCAGCTAGCAATCTAGCGAGATTTTCAGCTATTGTATTTGGCATATTATAACACTCCTTCCAATACGGTATTTATGTCTCCAATCAACTATCTTAATTCTTCTATATCTGAATTTATATCAGTAATAGCCAATTGAATATTTGTAATATTTGTAGCGTTTGTGCCTATTTGTAACACGTCATTTGCTGTAATACCACTATTCATAGCTTCAAGCTACTTGCTGGTTGGAGTGAAACCTCCGCCACCACCGCCTCCACCACCTGTGGAATTATTAAAAGGATTAAACATACCTTGCATATTCATTTTCATCCACCTCCATTAAGGAACATAGTAAATATTGCCGCTAAATGGCGCGTCAAAAACAAGGCTATATATGTAGCTACCTCTTTCTCCATTAAAAGGAGTGATAAAACTACCGCAAGAAGGAACTTCAAGCTTGTTATCAGGATTGTTTAAGCTAAAAGATGTTCCCGCTGTCGCCTCAAAGCCAATAAAGCGGAATGGAGTGTGGGTTATAATTCCTTTTGTCCTAAGTTCCTACTTAATTAAGTCAATAACATTAGTACCAGCAGGAATTGCCGCTGTGGGTTTATACATTCTGTAATCCATAAAATCGCCTCCTTATAGAACTTCTGTTCCATATTCATTAAATATCTCTTTTACTCTACTCATTTCCTCAGGATTGTCAATTAATATTTTAATTGTATCCCCTTGTAAGAATCTTGCTGATAAGACTCCTATTGTAGACCTACCATTAATTCTTCTCTCATATTCCTTATATAAAAATACAGAAGTCTTTAATTCATTTAAAGAATATACAAGACTTGTTGCATTTCTTGACATTAAGTTTTTGTTTAATTTATATGTACATTCCATATTTTTCACCTCTTATTATATTATAACACTCTCCACCGAAAAAGTCAAGAAATTAACTAAAAACTTGACTTTTTTAATTTTTTATGTTATGATAAAAGTATCAAAGAAAAGGAGTGTGAAATACATGATAGAAAAACAGCAAATCGACTGGCAACAGTTAAAACAGCATTTGGGCTTCTTATATAATTATAAAATGGATATTCCATTATTAGAAGATAAAGAGAAAAATGCTGATATGGTAATTACCAGAATTGTCGTAAAGTTTCTCCAAAAATATGGTAGACTATTGAGACTTAAATACACTTTTATAGTAGATTATAGAAATGACGCTTATTCTTTTCTCGCCTACCGTATTATAAGAAGTGCTGCTTCGGCAATAAACAGCGACATCGACCTTCGTATTCTTGGAGAGGCGAAGACCGAAGAGGAAAAGAATTTCTTCAAAGATGTTCCAACAATTGGTTGGAGAAAAGTGAAGAAGCACAAGAAAGCCGTAATAATAACAGCTTTCAATCCTATTTATAATGTATCAACCGCAGAGAATTTCTCTAACATTTTTATTGAAGTATTTAACCCTTTGGAATATGTTTCTCCTTATGACTTGGAAACAATACAAGATTTCTATATTGATAAAGATTCTTCATTATATATAGAAAATATCGGAAGGAACACTGAGGAGCTGGAAGGTTGGTATGAGTTTTATGAGCATCCGCTTGATGAAACTTGGTATCCAAAGGACATAAGGGTGAATGACAAGTTGGCAATAGTTTTCTTCCTTTCAGGAACAGGAGATGACTTTCCTGCTTACGATGAAATACTTAAATGCGCCGCCGAAGGTGAAATCGTGTTATATGTTATCCCAGAAGGAAAAGAGGAGTTTGTTAAAAGTTGCCTTGCACCACACGTGCCAAGCGCTTACTTACCAAACAAACTTAATATGGTAACAGAGGAAACGGCGACACAAATAAAAAAAATTGATGATGAACTGGAAGCTTATTACGCCGTGTTTCCTGTTCGTAGAGGGGAGGAGAACAATGAAAATAGCAATAATTAATGGCAGAGGAACAAGCGGAAAAACAACTTTTGAAACAATGGTTAAAAAGGTTGGCAAAGCGAGAGATTACAATATTGAAATTGTATCAACAATTGATTATGTAAAAGATAAGGCAAAAACATTCGGATGGGACGGCGGCAAATCACCAGAGGATAGACGCTTTCTCTCAGACCTTAAAGATGCCCTTACTCGATGGGACGATATACCGTATCAGATTGTAAAGCAAAAGATTGAATTGAATGAACAGAATGGCACTGATTTATTATTCATCGATTGCCGCGAGCCAGAAGAAATAGCTCGTTTCGTTCGTGATTACAATGCTCTCACAGTTCTTGTTCAACGTGGCGAAATTGTGCCGCTTGGCAATCCTGCGGATGATAATGTTGAGCAGTATCAATATGATATAATTATTGATAACAGCAGAGGACTTGATGAACTTTTACAAGAAGCTACAATTTTTGTTGAAACTTTTATCGACGAGAACAATTGACTTTTTTGAAAATTTATTTTATAATAAAAGCGTAATCTTTTTAAGGAGGAACTTATATGAGTGATATGAGTGTAATTATTGATGGTTTTGATTTTTGGAATATGACACCACAGAAGTATTATGCTTTCACTGCCGCATTTAAAGGTGATAAGAAAGCTAAGGCTAAGGAACTGGTAATGTCTGATAAATATATTGGTAGCCGTAAAATGGATGGAGCCTGGGCAATGATTATCAAGGACATGGACGGCAACTTCCATATGAGAAGTCGTACAGAGTCAGTAAATGGCGGCTATCAGGACAAGGCAGAGTGGATTCCACATATTTGTAAGGAGCTAAGTTCCATTCCTAACGGTACCGCTCTCATTGGTGAAATTTATTTCCCTGATAACGAAGGTAGCCGTAAGATAACTTCTGTTCTTAACTGCTTAAAGGACAAGTGCCTTGAACGTCAGAAGAAGAATGGTTATCTCCACTTTTACGTATTCGATGTAGTTGCTTGTAATGGTAAAAGCTTAATTGATACTCCTATTTCTGAAAGAGTTAATACATATCTTTACTATGAATTACTCGACGTTCTCAGACATAACGACTATGTTGAAATGGCAGAGTATGTAAAAGGTAAGGAACTTTGGGAACTTTATGGACAGATTATTGCCGCAGGTGGCGAGGGCATTGTTATTACCAGAGAAGATTGTCATTATCTTTGTGGTAAGAGAACAGCTTGGATGACCTTGAAGATGAAGAAGGAACTCGAAGATACAATCGATGCTTTTGTTGACGGCGACTACAAAACTCCAACTCGTCTCTACAACGGCAATAAAATGGAGACTTGGTCTTACTGGGAGAACACAAAAACTGGTGAGAAATTCAATACTTGTCAGTTCGGTCTTTTCTGTGCTGGACATCCTGTTGAGCCAGTTACAAAGCCTTACTACCACGGTTGGGCAAGTGCCATTTCCTTCTCCGTAATGGATGGTGACAAGCCTCGCCACATTGCTTGGATAAGCAACATACCAGACGAGATAAAGGAAGGCATTACCAAGAATCCTGACAAATGGGTTGGTAAGGTAGCAGAGTTAACTGCTATGGAGATTGAGCATATCGATAATGATTACACTCTCCGCCACGGTAAAATTGATAAATGGCGTGATGATAAGAAATCCACAGATTGTGAGTATGGACAGCTTATTAAGTAAAAAGTTGGATGAAACCTCATTTAAAACCACATAATTATAGTAAGGGTAGAATTTAGTTCTACCCTATTTTTTTACAGTGAGGTGAAATTAATGAACGACAGATTTGACGATTACTGGTATCCAGAGTAGACTACTGGTCCTGTTATGCCGCCACCTGGTGCAATTCCTCCACCAAAGCCGCATATCGAACCTGCTTTTGGTCCAGTTCCTTGTCCTCCTGGCACATAGGAAAAGATTAAACCGCTTGTGCCGCCGCAGTGTCATAAACCGCCAATACTCGCGCCAATACCTCATAGACTACCTCCAAAGCATACGCAAGTACAGCCTCGCTGTTTTACTTGTCGTCATTTTAAGATGTGCAGCTTTAAGAAAGATTATCTTAAAACAATTACTTTGATGTAGAACATACTTGGCGCCCCATAGGCAGATTATGAACTTACTGACAAATATATCACGATTCCAGACTTTATTGGATTCCCACTTGTTCATGCCGAGAAATACTTACCAAAAGAAGTTGTATTTGATAATACAGATGGAAAGGGTAAGTTGTTCCTTGCTAAGTTCAATGGTATTAATTATGTAAATGTGGTTTACCTTGAACACAATCATTACATTCTTATTCAGCTTAACTATGATAAGGATTCTGACCTTTATGAGTTAAAGTCATGTAAGGAAGCTTTCTATGGAGTTGAATATGACTTGAACAAAGATTCACTTGAAGAAATGTAGCTTGGTCTTATTGAATGGAGAGAAAAGATTATCAATGCGGTCATGCCGCCACCTCCTCCAAGAAAAGACATTATCAACACAACTCATTTCTCTGCTATGCTGAATTGCGATATGTACGAGTGGAACAAAGAAACATTTGAAGAAGCTGTTGATAGAATGAAGAGAGAATATCCTTTCGGTATTCCAATTGATGATGAAGGTCATGGCTTCTATCATATTGCTACTTTCCACATTGCTGATGGCGAAGTTCCTTATTCTCCCCTTATTTAGGAGAAACCCTATTTTCCACCTAAGCCACCAAAACAGCCTAAACCTACCAAAAGATATGGAGATATGTAATGTCCAAAGGCGAAGATAAAATTGAAAGATTACTACGTGCTCATAAAGTTTCTTATAAAAGAGAAGTGAGTCTGCCAGATTTAAAAAGTCTGAAAGGTAATCTATTAAGATTTGACTTTGCGGTATATAAAGGTAGAAGTTTGGTATGTTTTATAGAGTTTGATGGAAAATAGCATTTTGAAAGAGTTCCCTATTTTTAGAGAACCATATTCGAGTTTAAACAGACTCAAGAGTGGGATAGACGTAAAAATGCCTACTGTTTGAGAAAGAATATTCCTCTGATAAGAGTGCCATATTGGGATTACGATAATCTCACTTTTGAGTCTTTATTTACTAACCCCGCTTATAGGGTTAAAGATAAATTCCACAATGACTTGCTAAATCGGAGGTGAATAAGGTGAACGAAGTAATTATCGCAGCTATCGCCGCAGGACTTGGTGCTGTTATTACAGCGGTCGGCAAAGTAGTAGTTGATATTATTAAGGCTAAAAAAGAGCCTGATGAAGCTGATGAACAGCTTAAACAAGAAATGGATGAAGAAAAGAGAAAGAATGATGCGGCTATCGAAATGTTTACAAAATTTGCAGAGGACATTAAGAACTCCGTTGAGGAGCTAAGGAGTGAGCTTACTGAAAAGCTTGAGGCAATGGATAAAAGAATTGAAGAATACCGTCACGAAACTCGTGAGATAAATAAATCCGAAGTGAGACACTCAATTACTTAGATTTATTACGAGCATTGTGATGATAAAACACTTGATTTGAATACAAAGAATGACCTGTGTTCTTTATATCAGACATATAGTGCAATTGGAGGTAATTCATTTGCACACGAACTTTATAATGAAATGATGACTTGGCAAGTTAAATGAGTATGAGGGCGAGCAATCGCCCTCTTTTTCTTGACTTTTTTAAAAATTTTTGTTATAATTATTGTAGAAAATTTGAAAGGAGCAAGAAAATGGATTACGAAATGATAAAATGTCAGTATTGCAAATATGCGAGAAAAGCAGAAAACAAAGAATATGTTGGCTGCGCCGCCACGCTTGGAACTGATAAAATTGACTATACGAATGATGAAGACTTACTTAACTTTTATGAACGTGATGAAGTAGCAACTGGATGGGTTAATCTTCATTGTTACCCTGGTGGCACAAGTTGGCTTGGTATGATTACAAGTCGAATTCCATGTTTTAAGCCGAATGATAGTTGTAAACATTTTGAATTGAGAGGAGATTATAATGGGTAAATATATTATATACAGTGATGGCGCTGCAACAATGAGGAAAGTTGATGGTGAGTATGTACGTGAAGCAGGCGGCTTTGCATTTGTTATGCTCAATGAAAATGAAGAAGTTATCATGTCAGCTTACGGCGGCGTACCAGAGACAACAAATAACCGCATGGAACTTCAGGCTATCAATCGTGCTCTCAGAAAACTCGTGTTTATGAAGATAGCTGGTGAGAAAGTTGAGGTCTATTCTGACTCTGCCTATTGTATAGGGATATTCACAAGCTGGATAAAGAGCTGGAAGGCTAACGGTTGGACAAGAGGAAAGAAACACGAACCCATTGAAAACGTAGATATCATAAAGGAAATTGATGAGTCTATTTCTATCCTTAATAAGAATTTCTGTGAGGTTGAGTTTATTAAGGTTAAAGGACACGCCAATGTAAAGTGGAATGAGTATGTCGACAGATGCGCCGTTCAAGGTAAGCTTCGTTCTGGCTCACAGAATTGCCGCCTTTACATTGAAGGATATTACTTCGATGAGAATGGTAAAGACACACCAAAGAGATGATTTTGATAAAATCAGATGATTTGATTCGAATGACCTGAAATCGTTGGAATCATCTTGTCTGATTTTTACTTTATATTTACCAAAACTTGACTTTTTTGTTAAGATATGGTAAAATAAAAATATAAAATAAAAAAAAGGAGTAAAAGAGCATGGTTACACTTTATTCAACAGGAGTTACACTTTATTCAACAGGATGCCCTCGCTGTAAGATTTTAGCAAAGAGACTCGATGCAGCAAATATCCCTTATACTATCAATGATAATATGGAGGATATTGAAAAGGTATGCGAAGAGATTGGCACAGATATGGTGCCTATTCTTGCAGTTGAAGAACTTGGCGAAGGAGAAACACTTATGAAGTTCACATACATGGACTTTGAAAATGCAATGAAATGGGCAGGTGAGCAGACTAATGCAGTATAAAGTAAATTAGATTGGTAAGAGAGGTACACATAGAAATTTCACTATTCAGTGGAACGCTCTCTTTAATGAGTTTGGAACAGAAATGGGTTATCTTAATGGCGTCGGTGATGAACAGCTCTCATACGGCGAATTTATGGATAACTTTATTGGAGAAGATGTAGTTGCTGATGTAAGTATTGACTCTAATGCCAATGTTAAAAGAAAGGATATTGTTACACTTTTAACAGAAATGCCTAAGCCTCATAGAAAGGTTATGGCTTTCCAAAAGATATATTCAGAGATGCAGAAGTTCTATGGTTTTAAGGCTGCTAATGAGTGGCTTCGTAGAGAATGGATTGGAGAAATCTATATGCACGACGGAGATACGGCAACCTTTAAGTCTTATTGTTTTGCATATGATTTAAAGGATTTGGCTGAGAAGGGACTTTACTTCCTTGGCAAGTCTTTCAACGCAAAGCCTCCAAAGCACTTGACAACTTTTGTTGACTTTGTTAAGGAGTTCATTAACTTTGCAAGTAATAGAACTTCGGGTGAATTTGCTGCGCCCATATGTTTCTTTTCTGCTTACCAGCAGGGTCGCATTTGCGGCTAACGGGGGAGGCTAAGTGAATGGATAATTCATATGCTAATCCCGTGGGAATCATTAGAAAAGATATTTACATTATTAAAAATGATATAAATACTAAGGTATATATAGGACAAGCCTTAGATACAGAAAAAAGATTTAAATCTCACTGTAAAGGAGATTATGATAACTCTTCAATAGATAAAGCAATTCAAAAATATGGCAAAGAACATTTTTGGTTTGAAATTCTTGAATCTCAAATTGAAAATTATAATGAACGAGAACAATATTGGATTAAATATTATAATTCAAAGAAACCTTTTGGGTATAATATTTTGGATGGAGGAGATAGCCCTCCTATTTACTATGGAAATGAACATCCTAATGTAAAAATTTCTGACGAAGAGGTTTTAAAACTTAAAAATAATTTAGCAAAAACTCAAATTCCATTATCTCAATTAGCAGAAAAATATAATATTTCAAAAAAGCAAGTTCTTAGAATTAATCAAGGAATTAGCCGAGCATCGTTGAATGAATCTTATCCGATAAGAAAAAATCCAAATATAAATGGAAAATTAACAGAAGAAGATGTTGATGACATTATTAACATTTTAAAATATACTTATCGTTTTAATGGAGATATTGCTAGAGAATATGGAGTTGAAGTTCATACCATTTCAAAGATAAATTCTGGTACGACTCATCGTCGAGATAATATCCAATATCCAATAAGAAATTGGAAAAGTTCTGGAGTTATTTTATTTACCTATGAACAAGTTACAGAAATTATAAATGCTTTATCTAATACTTCAGAAAGTATAAATTCAATTGCAAAAAGATATAATGTAGATAGAAGAGCCATTGAAAATATCAATCGCGGCACTTCAAAAAAATATTATCGTGATGGACTGTCCTATCCATTACGAAAATTCTAATGAAGCCTGTATCGACTATCCATGTTAAGTGGAGTACTCTCACTATTGGTACGTGAGGGGACAGAGAAACACTGCGACAAAGGTCGTAGGAAAATCCAGTCAGTCCCGATAGAAATATCGGAGTTCCGACGGCAGTCGGATTACCTAATCTTATTCCTTATATGTACTACTTTTGGAATGAGGATAGAAAGAGTGCTTATCTTGGTATCAATGATTCTGAAGCATATGCAAGACAGAATATTCAGAGATTCATATACGCTGTAAATCAGCCTTGTGTAAGGGATAGAATCTAATTAGAACTGTCCATTTATTACTTTTCCAGTAATCACTGGGGTCACTTAAATAGTGGCTAACGAGGGAGCCTGGAGCCCCTGTCGGGAGACATAGGTATGGTAATCTCGTGGGAATCGTTTAATTGCTCTAATAAATAATTATAAAGGAGGTGAAATGAATGGAAAAATATATTTACATAATTACAAATGATATCAATAGTAAGGTTTATATTGGTCAATCAAATGACCCTAAACATAGATTTAATCAACATTGCCGCCCTAATAGTGATAATAGTTTAATAGATTTGGCTATACAAAAATATGGTAAAGAACATTTTACTATGTCAATATTAGAAGGTCCAATAAAGAATTACAATGAACGAGAAAAATATTATATTCTTAAATATAATTCTTTAAGACCAAATGGCTATAATATTCTTGAAGGAGGAAATGAACCACCTCTATTTAAAGGTATTGAACATCCTGAAGCAAAATTTAAAACTGATACTGAATTAGAAAAAATTGTTTCAGATTTGAAATTTACAAAAAATAGTATAAGAGATATTGCTAAAAAGTTTAATGTATCTTCTTCTTGTGTAAGTGATATTAATTTAGGAAATACTTACTACAACTCAAATAATGAATATCCACTAAGAAAAAATCCTAATCCGACTGGTAAACTTGTCCAAGAAGATATTGAAGAAATTATTTATGCTTTAAAATTTAGTTATTCTTCTTATGAAGATATCGGAAAAAGATATGGGGTAGAAGGAAGAACTATTTCAAGAATAAATAATGGAACTTATCATAAACAAGACGATATTTCTTACCCAATTAGACAATACCGAGCTACAAAAAATGCTGGTCAATTAACTTACCACCAAGTTTCAGAAATTATTGAGTTAATTTCTACAACAAAAATAAGTTTAAGACAAATTGCATTGCAATATAATGTAGTTCCAAATATAATAATTGGTATTAAAAACGGTTCAACAAAAATGTATAGGAGAGATAATCTTATCTATCCACTTAGAGCAAATAATTAAACGAAGCCTGTATCGACTATCCTCGCGAAGAGGAGTACCTCCGCTATTGATACGCGGCGGGAAAGAGTAATATTACTTTTAACTAAGTAATAAAAAATAGTCAGCGCATAATGAAAATTATGATAACGTGGGTCAGCAGTCTGCCTTTACAAATACTTCTGTATTTGACAGAGAATATCTTATGGCTCTCTTTGGCGGAGCAGAGTTTCCTAATGGTGAAGCTATGTATGACCATATGGACGGCATTATGGACTTCCAGAAGCTTTACATGGATGTAATGGCAGAAACTCGTAAGGAGAATATGTTTACTTTCCCTGTAAGCACTATTTCTATGATAAGAAAAGACGGCAAGTTCAAGGATGAAGAGTTCGCTGAATGGGCTATTTGTCATAATATGAAGTGGAGCGATTCTAACCTCTTTATTGATGATAACGTATCAAGTCTTTCTAACTGTTGCCGCCTTAAGAGTGATATCCGTGACCTCGGCTATTTCAACTCTATTGGTTCAACAGCATTGAAGGTCGGCTCTATTAAGGTTAATACAATTAATCTCGCAAGACTTGCTCTTGATACAAATACAAAGGAAGAGTATCTTGAAGAATTGAAAGCAAGAACACTTTGTGCAGTTCGTTCACTTCATGTTGTTCGTCATATTATTAAGAGAAATGTTGAAAAAGGATTGCTTCCTAACTTCTCTTATGGACTTATTGATTTTGAACATTTATATAATACAATCGGATTTATCGGTATTTATGAAACAATGAAGAAGTTCGGTTGTACATATCATGATAAGCTTGGTAATACATATTACACTCAGGAGGCCGCAGATTTCAGCGAACTTATCTTTAAAACAATTAGAGAAGTTGCTGATAAGTTTCTTGAAGACGGCGGATATGACTACAAGATAAATACAGAATAGATACCTGGCGAAAATGCCGCTGCAAAACTTATGAGAAAGGATATGTTCTTCTATCCTGACGCAGATATTTACGACCTTCCTCTTTATGGTAACCAGTTTATGCCGCTTGGTATTAAGGCTACACTTAAAGAAAGAGTTCGTGTTCAAGCTATGTTTGATAGCTTCTGTAATGGTGGTTGATGAAGATTGAGCCACCTTAGTAATAAATTGTGTGAACCTTGTCTAAGGGTGTCCTTAATTGGGCTAACGGTGAAAGGAGACTAACACCGTGCCAAGCTTTTAAAGCGGGTGTAACGACTATGGGTGATGAATGTAGCCCAGTAGGAGTAGAGATAGACACTACTTCCAAGCGCACAACTTACAGTGGAGGGATTGCCCACCAAGTAAGAAGAGATAGTCTAAAAGGAGGAATATAAATGAAATGTAATCAATGTGGGAAGGATATTCCCATAACAAATCAACATCCTATTAACTATCATGGTATTCCTATGATAGTTTGTGGAAAGCATTATTCACAGTATATAAAATTTGGGAAATTCTTAGACGAAAGTCAAAAGACTTGTTTCGATTCTAATGAATACGAAATTACAGAAGAAGGAACTTGGATTTATTGTTTTAATAGAAATAATGAACCTTCTGGTAAATTTCTTATTGATACAGAAGATTTAGAAAAAGTTTTATCAAGAAAGTGGAGATTTTGGAAAGGTCAATATTTTACTGGAAATTATCAGCCAATTCAAATTCATCGTTGGTTATTATCTCCACCTGAAAATATGGTTGTTGACCATATAAATGGAAATCGAGCAGATAATCGAAAAAGTAATTTAAGAATTATTCCCCAATCAAAAAATTTAATAAACAAAACTATTTTATCTAATAACAAATCTGGGGTAGCAGGTGTGTGTTGGGATAAACAACGCAATAAATGGACCTCAGAAATACGCATGGATGGAATTAAATGCTATCTTGGTAGATATGAAAAGTTAGAAGACGCAGTTTATGCAAGATATAGTGCTGAACTAATTCTATTTAAAAATTTTCGTTCTACTCGAAATGATGATAAAATACTTGAGTATGTGAATAATTGCAAGAGACAAGAAGAACTTAAGGCATATGTTGAAAAAAGATTACAAGAAAAATATTCTATTTAAGTCAATTCTTCATGCTAATATTGATGCTCCATTTAAGAGTTATGAATCAGCAAGGAAGATGGTTGAGTATATCGCTGACCAGGGCGTTACTTACTTTGCTTTCAATACAAAGATTCAGGTTTGTGAAGATAATCATGCGTTCTATGGAACAACTTGCCCTGTTTGTGGTAAGCCAGTAGAAACAGAATATACAAGAATAGTTGGTTTTATGGTTCCTCTTACATCTTGGACTGCACCACGTAAGGCAGAATACAAGATGAGAGAGTGGGGTAAGACTGCTAAATGGGAAACAAATATGGAAGTAGAGGTTGATTATGAATAAAGTTATTATCGCAGGTTCGAGAGACTTCGATAATTATGTTTATGCAGAAACAAAGCTTTTATCATATTTCAAAGAGAATGGTATTCACAGCACCGACATTGAGATAATCAGTGGCGGTGCACGTGGTGCCGATAAAATAGGAGAAAAATTCGCTAACAGATATGGTATTAAGCTAACTGTTTTTCCTGCTCAATGGGATAAGTATGGTAAAAGTGCGGGCATGATAAGAAATGCCGAAATGGCACAGTATGCAGAAGGAGGAATATTGTTTGCTTTTTGGGACGGAGAGTCTCGTGGAACAAAGAATATGATTGATACTGCGAAAAGAAATAAAATGACAGTTGTTGTCTTTGAGTATTGGAGGACTAATAGTGGAGAAATTAACTAAAGAAGAGCTTGATAGACTTATTAAAGCAGTCCAAAATAGCAAAGGATATATACCGCCAAAATGTTATATAACAAGATAGCGTCTTGAAAGAATGATAGAGGCAGGACTTACTCCTCCAGATATCTTTGATAATTTGCCAGTAAACGCTATTATAATAGGAGAATACAATGAAGATAGTAAATCTAATTGATGAAGACTTTTGTCAATATAAAAAGCCTTCAATGTTTATAGGTTTTCCAACTTGTTCATTTAAGTGTGATAAGGAGTGCGGCAGACCTATTTGTCAAAACTCTGCTCTCGCCGCCGCCCCATAGATTGAAATGGACGCCGTGGAAATTGCAAAACGTTATTACGAGAATCCTATCACTGAAGCTGTCGTATTTGGCGGACTTGAACCATTTGACTCTTTTGCTGATATGGTAGAATTGATATCACACCTTGTATGTTGTCATACTCTCTATCCAGACGAACCCAAGCCTGATATAGTTATATATACTGGATATCGTGTGTGGGAAATCAAGGATAAAATCAAAATGCTTGATATATATAGGGATATGAATATTATAATTAAATTTGGTAGATTCATCCCAGACCAAAAATCTCATATGGATGAAACACTCGGAGTTGAGTTGGCAAGTCCAAATCAATACGCTTTACCATTAAAAACTATAATTCACAGTATAGAAGTTAGCGAGAATTATAGAAAATTAATAATTGAAGGGTTATCAGAAGACTTAAAGGAGGAAAAGACTCATGAAAATAAATGATGATAAGGTTTTGGTTGCAGAGATACGTGATGCTCTTAATAAAAATAAAGAACTCTATGGGGAGCGTTTCTGCCCTTGTGTACCATCATATAAATATTGCACACAGAATGCCAAAGATTATGTATGTCCCTGCAAAGATTTTCGTGAAAATGTTAAAGAAGGAGATACTTGTCATTGTGGACTTTTCATAAAAAAAACGGAGCTGATACTAATGGATAAATGTAATTTCTGTATTTGTAAGACTTGCGCTCTTGCCTATTATAATGGCGGTGCGCCCGGATGCGGCGATTGTTGGATGTGCGAAAACATATCAGAAGAAAAGGGAGTAAGAAGCTGTTACGAATATTATAATGCAGACGAACGAGAGAAAAAACCATGTCCATACGATGAGAACGAAAGTCAAGATTAAAATCTTGACTTTCTTTTTATTTTATGTTATAATTTAAATGTAATATGATTAAGGAGGAATTTAGATGGCAGATAATTATGGCATTGATTCTATAAACCATTTGGAAACTCGAGAAGCCATGCGTACACGTATACAAATGTATCTTGGCTCAGACACAACAGATGGTATCTATCAAGCACTTAAAGAAATTATTAACAACTCTACCGATGAAGCCCTCGCTGGCTATGGTGACAGAATTGAAGTCAATGTTGACGAAGAGAAGAACAGCGTATCTGTTCGAGACTATGGACGTGGTGTTCCTTTTGGTATAAAGAATGGCAGAAATATTCTTGTTGCTATTTATACTGAAAGCCACACTGGCGGTAAGTTTGATAAAAATGCTTACAAGAATAGTTCTGGTCTTAACGGTATCGGTGGTACAGCTGTATGTATGAGTTCAGAATTTTTCAATGTGCGTAGTATTCGTGAAGAGAGATTCGCAGAAGCTATATTTGACAAGGGTATTCTGAAGGACTATAAGGAAGATTCACTTGCAAATATTGGTGATGTAACTAAAGAAAGAAGAAAGAACGGCACTCTTGTCTACTTTAAGCCTGACAAGGAAGTATTTCAAAATATGACTGAAGGCTTTTCTTATGACAGAATATGTGAGGAAATAAAGAACATTTCTTACCTCAATAAGGGTGTTCACTTCATCGTCTCAAATGAGAAGGGCAAGACTCAGGAGTTCTATTCTGAAAACGGTATTGCTGATTTCATCAGAGATAAGGTTGAAAGTCCTCTTATGAAGGCTCCAATCATTGCGTCTGCTAAAGACGAATATGATGAATTGGAAATAGCTTTCATGTGGACTGGTGACCCTTCACAGGAATACGTATTCGTTAATGGTCTTTACTGTCCTTTTGGCGGCTCACCTATTACTGGTGCGAAAAGAAAAATCACCACAAAGATTAAGTCTTTAAGTGGTAAGAATTTTGACCCTGAGATTATTCGTAGAGGTCTTATCTTCGCAGTAAACTGCCGCGTTGTTAATCCTTCTTTTGCTAACCAGACAAAGAATAAGATTAACAATCCAAATCTTGCTACACTTGCTTCACAGGCATTTGATGAGGCTCTTGAAGAATTATCCCATTCACCAGACTTCCCAGTTATCATTGAAATGATGACTAAGTTTGCTAATGCTGAAAAGGCTGCTGATAAGGCAAGAAAGGAAGCACTTAACAGACAGAAGAAGTATCAGGATTTGAGCAAGAAGAAAATTGAGTTCATTGATAAGTTATCAGATGCAGAAAATCTTGGACAGGATTCTATCCTTTGTGTTGTTGAAGGAGATTCTGCTGGTAACGCTGCCGCCGCAGGACGTGATACTAAAAAGTATGGTATTCTTCGTTTGCGTGGTAAGATGATTAATGGACTTAAGGTTGATAATGACGATGAGTATTACAACAACAAGGAGATTGAACTTCTTCTTTATGCTCTCGGAATCAATCCTGACAAGTATGACCCAAACAAATTGAGATATGGTAAGATTGCTATTTGTGTTGATGCGGATAAGTAACATTGTCCGAAAATGCTTTAGTCCTCGTCAGGACGGTCTACATATAAACGTAGGCTAACGGTATCAGAGAAATAAGACCGCCTATTGAAACCGCAAGAGATAATAGGCAAACCCAAGGACGAATAATCTGACTAAGAAACCCTAAACCTGAAATATGGTGAGATAAAGGGAATACCGTGCTAATCAGAATTAATCCATTTCTATTATGGTGGTGATAGCTATGATAGGAATTTATAAAATTACAAATAAGCTAAATAATAAAATTTATATTGGTAAAAGAAATGGATTAATAAATGAAGGGTGTATCGACTATCTCCGTGAAGGAGAGTACCGGTGCTATTGACACGCACTGGGAAAGAGCATTCTCTCAATTGAGAGTAAAATATAGTCAGTGCCAGTTCGAAAGGCTGGGTTACATGGATGACGGATATCATATTGCTCTTCTTATCTTGGCAAACCTTTACAGAATTTGCCCTAAGTTCTTGGAGGAAAACAGAATCTACTGGCTTCGTTCTCCACTGTTCATTGAACAGGATAAGAATGGTACTCCATTGAATTGTTGGTATACTGATGAAGAGTTTAATGCCGCTCGTGGTAAGACAAAGGGCAATATCAAGCGTGTCAAAGGTCTTGGACAGCTCAATGAAAAGGACCTTAAGGCAACTATGTTCTCAACTGATGGACACCAGAAGATGGATAAGATTGTTTACTCTAACGAGGGTATTATACAGCTTTGCAGTCTTATGGGCGTAGACATAGAACCAAGAAGAGACTTCGTTTTCTCACGAATCGATTTTTCAAAATTTGGTACAATCTAAAATTTGACTTTTAAGAAAAATAATGATATAATCTTATTAAAGGAGTGAGAAAAATGGAAATAAATCTTTTAGATATTGTTGACGAAAGTTTCCGTATTTATGCGGGAATGACAATTGAAGATAGAGCCATTGTAGATGCACGAGATGCAATTAAACCTGCCGCTCGTCAATGTATGTATGCTCAGTATCTTGACAAAATTACATACAAGCACCCTTTCAAGAAATCAGTAAAGTCAGTTTCTGCCGCCATGGACCACTTTTATGTTCATGGCGATGCAGCCTGCTATGATTTACTTGTAAGAATGGCTCAGCCTTTTAGCATGAGATATACTCTTGAAGACTTTGATGGTCAGTATGGTCATGCTACTGATGGTAAGGCATCTTCTCCACGTTATACTGAAATGAGACTTGGAGAACTTGGTTGTATGCTTTTTGACGGCATTGATAAGGAATGTATAAATGAATGGCATGATAACTATGATGATACAGAGCAGTTTCCTGCCGTAGTTCCAAGTTTTGGTTTCTATAACATTTGTAATGGTTCTACTGGTATTGCAACAGGTCTTGCAAGTTCAATTCCACAGTTTAACCTCAATGAAGTAAATGAAGCTATGATTAAGTTGCTTTGGAATAGAGATATTCCATTCGATGAAATCTATTGTGCTCCTGACTTCTGCACTGGTGGTACTATCCTTAATGCTTCAAGAGTTAAGGAACTTATGGAAGTAGGACACGGCGGCGCAATTAAACTGCGTAGTACTGCTGAATATGATGATAAGGAAAATGCTATATACTTTACAGAAATTCCTTATGGAACATATGCCGGCACAGTAATGCATCAGATTAAGGAATTGGTAGAGAAAGGCGAACTTCTTGGTATCGCTAAGGTAAATGACTTGTCTACCAGTGTATCTAAAATCAAGGTTGTTCTTGAAAAGGGCGCAAACCCAAGCAGAATAACTAAGCAACTGTTCAAACTTACATCATTACAGAATAGCTATACAATCAATATGACTATGCTTGAAGGTGGTAGATTCCCAAAGGTTTATACTTGGAAGGAAGCTTTACTTGCTCACATAGACCATGAGATTGACTGTAAGATTGATATGTACCAGTATGAGAAGAATAAACTTCTTGCAAGAGTTAATATCATTGATGGTCTTCTTATAGCTATTGCCAATATTGATGATGTTGTTGAAATAATCAAGACTGCTCCAAACAAGGATGAAGCTAAGGCAAGACTTGTTGAACGTTATGGTTTTAATGACCCACAGGCTTCAGCTATTCTCAAAATGCCTCTTGGTCGCCTTATCGGTCTTGAAATACAGTCTTTAAAGGATGAAAAGACTCAGGCTCTTGCTGATGTAGCAAGTATTGATAACATCCTTAATGACAATAATCTTCTTTACAAGGAAATTGAAAATGGTATGCGTGCCGTCATGAAGAAATATGGCGATGAACGTAGAACTAAGTTGATTGACCTTGACTTCTCTAAGGAGAAGGAGGAAGAGGCTGAGCCTGTTGAGAAGAAAGAACTTTTGATTTACTACACTAACCTCGGCAATATTCATACAGTAGAGAGTTCAACTCTTATGAAACAGCGCCGCGGTGGCAAGGGTTCAAAGGTTAAGTTAGCTGATAATGAAATCATCCTTAAGACAATTAACGACGATAACTTCAGTTCACTTCTTGTATTCTCTAACTTCGGAAAAATGTATACACTCTCTATTGACGAGCTACCTGTAAATGCGAAAGTAAATATCGCTCAACTTTTCGAGTTTGAGAAGGGTGAAAAGCCAACAACAATCACATCGCTTTGCCGCAAGAATAAAGTTAAATACTTTACTTTTATCACCAAAAATGGTATGATTAAAAAGACTTCTGCGGAAGAATACAATCTTAAGAAGACAAAGGCTACAAAGGCTATAAATCTTAAGGAAGGCGACGAAGTTGTATCAGTTCATTTTATGAACGAAGAAAAAATCGGAATCTTGACTTTTAACGGAAACTGTGTTATAATTAATACAGATGATGTGAATGAGGTAGGTAGAGTTACTCAGGGTGTAAGAGCAATCAAACTCTCTGACGGTGACCGTGTAATTGCTTCACATATCATTAACGGTAATTATCTTGCTACTATCAGTGCTAATGGTCTTATCAAGAAGACTGACATTGAAGAGTTCCCTGTTTGCACAAGAGGAACAAAAGGTAAGAAAATTTCTAAAGTTCGTGATGAAGATAGAATAATCAATTTCTTGACTTTTAAGGAAGATTGCGATATAATTATTATATCAAATAAAGGATTACTTAAAACTAATACCTCTGAAATAAAGGTTCAGTCAAGAGAATCCACTGGTTTAAAGGCAATGTCTTTACCAGAAAATGCTGAAATTGTAGATTTGGTAAAAGCTTAAAACTTGACTTTTACCACAATCTATGATATAATAATTATAGAAAATGAAGGGAGGGAAAACAAATGACTCTCGAAGAAAAAATTGAAGTGGTCAAACAGAATAAAGATTCTTGTATTGCCGCTCTTCAAGCAACTATTGATACTTTTCTCAGTCTTAGGGATGTAACAGACCCTCAGAAATTGCAGGATGAAAAAGCTATCAAGGCTTATCAAGATGTTGATAACGATATTCACAAATATGACAACATAAGAATAAAGCTTGAAAAGAATGATTATGACCTTTCACTTTTGGAAGTTTCATATATATCAGTTGCTCTCTGGTATTGTCAGCTAAGTGCTGAAAAGAAGATAGCAGTAATGAAAAAGGCACAAGCACATTGTTTTGACCTTTATACAAAACTCGCCCCAGGCGATGAAAGACCAAACGGTTATAACACATTGGATGACTCAGCTAAAAAATTATAAAAAATGTAAAGTTAAAAAGTTGACTTCTTCTACAAAATGTGATATAATAATATGTAAAAATAGCAAAAAGCTATTTGATAAAATTAATTTTAAGGAGTGATGTAAAATGGCAACAGCAAAGAAAGGTATGACAGAGAACAGCAGAAAGGTGCTCGATTTTCTTAAGGGTAACGGTGTAGGCGTAAAGTTCACACATAAGGAAGTTGCAGATGCACTTGGTTTCGAGACTACAGCAGCAGTCGTTGGCTCAATTACAGGTCTTGTAAAGAAGGAGCTTGCAGTTCGTGAGAAGGAAGAGAGACCTACTGGCGAAGAGGGCAAGACAAAGACTGTATCAGTATTCTACCTCACAGAGGCAGGTATGAACTACGACCCAGACGCAGTAGCAACTGCTGAATAATTAACCTATTTGCAAAGGATTGAGGCGGAGTTAATTCTCCGCCGCCTTCCTAATCTACTTTAATTAAAAATTTTTATTTATTTACTTGGAGGATTTTAATATGTTAAACATTATG